ACGCGGGGTAGCCCCCATATTCCACATGAGGGAGCTCCTCTCCATAGACCTCGCGCGCTTTCTTTTGTTGGGCTCGGAGCCGGTCGCGGCGACGATTCTCCGCCTCGCTTCGCTGCGCCCGGCGCTCCTCGTCCTTTTCTCGCCAGACCTGCTGAGCTTTTAGCGCCCGGCTGCGAAGGTCCTTTTCCCATTCTTCCTTGGTGTCAAAGCCTGCCTTCTTCCAGGGCTCGTCGCCTTGCGATTCCATTGGCTTTCCTCGTCGTTTTTCGAGCTGCGCGCACACCCCTCGCACCTATGCCAGCAAAGCTTGTTTCTCACTCCTTCACCTCAATCCTGGCGGGCAGATCCTGCGCGGGGTCGTGGCAGGAAAGATTTTGGAATCGTTCCAAAATGTCGGTGCGCACGGTGGACCCACCCGATCCACCACGCACGCGCTAACGCTTCGCCAGCAAAGCGAGCGCCGTCTGCGACGTCTCAAGGCGGCTTGGTCGCTCGGGGGCAACCCGCGTCTGTGGCGCGCACGTAGGACTCGCCCCGGCGAATGGCAAACCCAGCTGGCGTATGCTGCAAGCAACGCGGGCGCGCACGGCGACTCCAAAAACTCCAGTTTGCCCCCGCGTGTCGTGCGTGCGCGTGTGCGCGCGTGTGAAGAAAGCATGACGAATGCAGTGACACGAAACCATTTTGTCTACAAGTGTCTACAAAGGGGGCGACAAGGCGGGGGAAAGATCCCGCCCAAACGCACACTCTCACACACAGACCCCCTATATCATGACCTCGACCGAAGAGCACCTCACATACGACATCAAGTCTCACGCCGGCAGCGGCCACAACGACGAGATCGCCACCAGCAAGTACCTCGCGGGCGAGTACGACCCCGAGGTAGATGGACACCCCGTCGTTCATATGGTCAGCGGCATCGACGAGGACGGAGACTGCGTCTACCACGAGCAGAGCGACCTCTACGCTCCCGCGAAGACGTGGGAAGAGGCGCGCGAGCTCGTCGGCGCCGACGTGACGACGGACGACAGTCCGGCACACGGAGAGCTCCATCCCGGCGGTATGGGCCACGTCGACTACTGGGTCGTGGAGACGACCGAAGAAGCGTAAATCTCTCACCCGCCCCACCTGGGATGCAGCCACGCTCGGGCCGTGGCGTGGGGCCTGACGCTCGCACTCTCTCTCGCGCAAAAACAAAGTACCCCACCATGATTACTGCCCAGCGCACCACCCAAACTCGATACGGTCCCAAAGTCGTCCTCGATTCGGACTACGAAGACAAGGAAAAAATCAAATCCCTGCCTTGGGAGCAGACACACCGCTCGTGGACCGGGAGCCACTGGACGGTTGACTATCGCCCGGAAATCGTCGATATGCTCGACGAAATCGGAGCGGAAAACTTGGACTGGCTTCGCGACGAGTTCGAGGAGCAGCTTGAAGAGGCATCGCACTACCAAGAGCTCTCGCAGGCCGAGGACGCCGACTTCGACGTGCCTGCGCCCGAGGGACTGGACTACTACCCTTTCCAGAAAGCTGGCATCCAGTACGCCACCGAAAAATTCGAGGATGGCGAAGACGGGGTGCTCATCGCCGACGAGATGGGCTTGGGCAAGACGATCCAGGCTCTCGGCGTCATCAATGCCTTGGACCTCGAAACGGTCGTCGTCGTGTGCCCCGCTTCCTTGAAGCAGAACTGGGCGCGCGAGGCGCGAACGTGGCTCACGGGCGACTTGGACGTGAATGTCTACCAAGAAGGCGCGATGAGCGCGGACGTGGAGATCGTCAACTACGCCCTTCTCTCCACGCGGGGCGAAAAGCTACCCGAAATCATCAACGAACACGGGCCCGAGCTTCTCGTCCTTGACGAAAGCCACTTCATCAAAAACCGGAAGGCCAAACGGACAAAAGCGGCCAAAAAGATCAAGGCCGAGCGCCGGCTCTTCCTCACCGGAACGCCGATCAAAAATCGGCCCATCGAACTCTGGCAGCAGGTCAGCGAGCTCACCGACGAGTTCGATTTTTGGCCCTACGCCAAGACTTACTGCGGCGCGAAGAAGACGAGGTGGGGCTGGGACATGGACGGCGCGACGAACCTCGGCGAGCTGCAAGAACGCCTGCGCTCCTCGGTAATGGTCAGGCGGCAAAAAGAAGACGTGCTGACCGACCTGCCGGAAAAGATGCGCCAGGTGATCCCGCTCGCGCAAAACGGCATGGGCGAGCTCGTGCAAGAAGAGCAAGAGGCGTACAAAAAGCACGAGGACCAGATCGCGGATGCGAAACGCCGGAAGGCCCAAGCCGAGGTCAACGACGACGAAGAAGCGTATCAAAAGGCCGTCGAAGACCTAAAAGAAGCCCGCAAGGTCGCCTTCGAACGGATCGCCGAGATCCGCAAAAAGATCGCTGTCGAAAAAGCCGGGCACGTGATCCAGCACGTGAACTCCGTGCTTGAAAGCGAAGACAAAGTGGTCGTCTTCGCGCACCACAAAGCGGTGATCGAGAAGCTGCAGGACGAGTTCGGCGACCAGGCTGTCTCGCTAACGGGTGACACGCCGCAAAAGGAGCGGCAGGAGGTCGTCGACCAGTTCCAAGACGACCCCGACACCGAGGTCTTCATCGGCTCGATCCACGCGGCGGGGACCGGCATCACGCTCACCGCCGCCTCGCACGTAGTCTTTGCGGAGATCGACTGGACGCCGTCCGTCAACCGGCAGTGCGAAGACCGCTGCCACCGCATCGGCCAAGACGACACAGTGCACGTGCAGTACCTCGTCGTCGACGAAAGCCTGGAAGCCCGCATCGCCAGAAAGAACGTCCAGAAGCAGAAAAACATCGACGCAGCGATGAACGAGGACTTCAAGGGCGACTTCTACGAGGCCGACGACGTGGAGGTGGAAATCATGCCCAGCGGCGCAGACGAGGACCTCTCGGGCAGCGTGGCCTCCTCGACGCGCGAGGAGATCACCGAAACCACGGACGAGCAAAAAGAAGCGATCTTGGAAGGCGTCCAGACGCTCTCCGCGATGTGCGATGGTGCACAGTCCTTGGACGGCATGGGCTTCAACAAAATGGACGCCTCGTTCGGCCACAGCCTCGCCGAGAGCCACAAGCTGACCGACAAGCAGGCGCACTACGGTCAGAAGTTGGTCCGGCGGTACCAAGGCCAGCTTGGCGACGACCTCGTAGAAACGGCCCTCGCACAGAAAGCCGCCTGACGAGGGTGCCCGGGCCGCACCCGAAACGCCTCGGCTTCTTCGCCGGGGCGTCGCGGCACAGCCCGCCGGATGGCCCTTCCGGTCGTCCGACGCACTCACACACTCACCAACCCACACCAGCACAATGCAAGAGCTTATCAACGGCAAACTCTACGATACCAAGGAAGCCGAAGAGATCGCCAGCTACTCCACCGGTGGCAGCTCTTCGGACTTCGACTACTTCCGCGAGTCGCTTTACCGCACCGAAAACGGTCGCTGGTTCCTCGCCGGGGAAGGTCACGCGAAGACGCATTACGGGTCCACCACCGCCGACGGAATGCGCGGCTGGGGGTCCGCCATCCACGCCCTCTCCGAAAAGGACGCTTTTGAGTGGTGCCAGCGCAAAGGCAAGGTGGAGGTGGCCCGCGAACACTTCGCGGATCACATCAAGCCCGCCTAAAAACACGGGTCCGCCCCGCCTGGACGGAGCAAATCGCAGGTTCGATCCCTGCGTCGGGGCCTGCTACCCTTTCTGCCGGGGCCTAAACGGCAGAAATCGCATACTTTCCGCACAAACCCACTCCGAATCCAATGCAAAAACTCGTCGAAGGCAAATTGTACGACACGGAGAAGGCCCAAGAAGTAGCAACCTGGTCAAACGGGTGTCCAACGGACTTTGGGCACAGCAAGGAGACGCTGTACCAAACGCCGAACGGAAACTTCTTCCTCAGGGGTCGAGGAGGTCCCCGGTCAAAGTACGCCCAGCCCGCTCCGGGCGGAGGCCACACGGGCGGGAAAGACCTCATCGTCGTCCCCGAAGAGGAAGCCTTCCAGCTTCTCCAACAAAACAACAAAATCGAAGCGACCAAAACCCACTTTCCTGAACGGGTTGAGCCCGCTTGAGGCTTCACTGCCCCACTCGGTCCGAGGCCGCAGCGGGATCATTGCCCGCAGTGGGGCCTGCATTCACGCACTCTCTCATAATCGCGCTGGAAATCTGTACTTCTACCCGTCACTTTACAAGGAGCGGGCAAACCGGAACCTTTCCCGCTGGCAGTCGGACGCAATCACTTTCACTCACACACTCAACCACTATGGCAGACGACAAAAAAAGCGAGTATCCGCGCATAGAATTTCGGATCCAAAACAAGCGAATGAAGAAACTCCTCAATGAGCGCGTCGGGCGCCTTGATATGTCCACCAACACCGTTGCACGCCGGGACCTGGAGCGTTACAACGTCCTCCTTGACAGCGTGCGCCCCGCCTTCACGCGGGACCAGGCGTTGCTGCTGGTAGACGTGTTCAACGGAACCCGCTTCGAGCCCATCGAAATGAGCCTTTCGGCCTTATGGGCCTCACTTGACGACGCCGAAGACGCCTACTACCAGAAACACGGCGTCGCAAAAAAAGCCCTCGTCGGGCGAATCCACAACCTAAGTGAGGCCGAGGCGCTCGCCGTAATCGACGCGATTGAACGGTTCTGGAACTCGCAGGAAAAAACTGTCACCGACGTAGGCCTCTGCGGCCCGCCCGAAAAGCGCAACTGACTGCACTCCTGCTGCCGGAACCCGCAATCGCGCACTCTCTCACTCAATCGCTACGATGAGCGACAAGACCACACGCCTCACCTACGCCGACGGCACAACCGGAAAGATCGTCGAAAGCCGCGCCACGTGGAACGACGTTGGACCCAGTGGCAATTGGAATACGGTGACGTACCAAAGCCCCGGCGACGAGCGCCCGTTCTCGCGCGCGTTCGTGCGCTTCGAGGACGATGGCGAGACGACCGTCCTGCACTCCTACGACTGGAAAACCGATGAGCACGACGACGGCTCAAAAACGCATCGGCTCATTGGAGAGACTGAACACGAACACGTGCCAACCGCTGACTGCACCTTCTACGACCTGCATGTCTCCACCTCCGAACACCGAAAAAATTGAAAACCAATTCGCACACAGTCTCACTCACGACTCTCTCCCAAAACCAGCAAAACTCGTGAAACCCGCAATGAAGACTCCGCGCCTCCGATTGAGGCTTGTCGACGGCGGCAAACAGGAGCGGTTCACAGCAGACGGCTTGGAGACATTTCGCCAGCGCCTCGCCGAGGCCGCCGACGTCTTGGGCCACGACCTCCTCGGAAGCAAGTTCAAGCAGCTGCGGGGCGTCTACGGCAACCTATGTGGGATCCATGTCGGCGGGCCAAAAGGAGACGACCGATACTTTTGGCTCGGGCAGACGCTCCAGTCTCAGCAGT